GCTTTAGGTATTCTGCGCGCAAATCTTAAGTCTACTACATTCGTTAAAAGAATAGAATCAAGCGCTGACCTCTGTATTATCATTCTTTGGCTTACAAATACCAAACATTCTTTCTTCGTTTAGAAAGATACCTTTTGCAACTTTACCCTTACCTGTAATCTCTACATTAGAAATAGTAACACCAAGATTATTTGGAAAAATAACTATATCACCTTCTTTTACATACTTAGTATCCGGTCCCGCGAGAATCACTCTACCTTTCCGCCATGCTTTAGTCATCGCGTTTGTAGGTACAACTATACCATTACGCATAACTTCGTCGCCGTTAGCTGACTCATCAGCGTATTCTACAAGAAGAATATCATCAAATACGAAACTAAGCTGGTAGTCGTCTAAACCAAAATCACCCTTACCTCCTTGTGTTAAGTCGATTAGACTTCGCGTAGGAGCTAGATTATCAATAGATGCCATTGCCATATAAATTATTTACTTGTAGTGTTTTGTAAATCCATATATGACTTCAACTCTCTTACAGAGATATTCTTATTACGCGCAATAATATCTAGATTATCTTCTTCACTCTCTTCCTTTTTACTCTTCTTATTATAAGATATGCGCTTAAACTTTAATCTCGGAATAAAGTAATAATACAATCTATATTGCTGTTGCTTATCTTGAAAAACACTACCGAATCTATTTAAAGTCTCATTAGTAATAGAAGCCATACCTTTACTATAAAAGGATAACCATCTATTAAACATAAACGGGGCAAAGGATTGTTCACCTTCTGAATCTAAAAACTCGGCATTAGTCTTTTTAGAATAAAATAGCTTATTTTGTAGCTGAAAGAAGTTCATTAACTAATTATTTTAGTTGTAGCAATCCACTGATCTTTAACCTCTAATTCGAACGCCTTAATTACAGCATCCATAAACGCCTCTATCTGACTATCATTAAGATTACTAGAATAAGCAAAACCTGGAGCTTTCTTACCAGCTTGTACATTAATACCAGTATGACCAAGAGCAATATCTTCTTTACTATAGGTAATCGATACACTAACTTTACCTTCAGAGCGCTTTTTACTATCACTTCCAATAAACTCATCAGTCACCATAATATCATCACCATCCATGTTAATAGGTCTTTGAATAAGTTGACCTAACATACCGGCGATAGTAGTATTAAAGAGACGTTGAAAAGCAACTGCTCCCAACGGACATAGATTGGGTATCTCCCAACAAAAATTAATTGCATCCTCTGAAAAGATATAATCATTAGCTAGTGTATCTTCTAGATCAATTAGATTATCACTAACATACATAGGAGCTCTAAAAGCTACAATATTACCATATGGAGAAACTTCTTTTCTAAAGAATTTATACGCGAAACGATCGTGAATGAGATCGCCATTATAAACTTGCTGATCAATAATCATATCCTTATGATATAATATGAAATTGTTTAATCAACTCTATTATCCCACTTTCGTTCTAACGTACTAATTTGATCATTAGTAAAATCTTTTAAGTCACTTACTAATGAATGACTTTTCGAGCAAAGATGCTTAGCTACTGCACTACCTATAAGAGCGTGATTGAAAGAGTGTTTTTTCAAAAAGTTGCAATAGTCATTATCTTGATACCAGAACTTAAAGTTTTCATCCCACTCACCCATCTGTTCATATATTTTATAATTTAAACCAATACACCACCCTTTTACATGTTCACCGACAGTATAGCCAGTAACATTCTTTGAGCTAAATTTTTCAACTGGTGATACAGAGTCGTAAGTATCTAACCCTTTAAATAACGCCTCAATACAGCCTGGTTCATATATAACGTCGTTATTAGAAATAATTACCTTTTCTTTATTATCTAAATGCTTAAATCCGTAATTAAGGAACTTATTATAATTAAATTCTTCTTCTGGAAAAATAAAATCAGCAGGTAACATCATATCCTTACCTTTTAATTTACTATTTGTTTCCACCACTACTATCTCATAATTACCTATTGATTTAATGCAATGCTTAAGCATTGAATAGTAGTTAGGATCTTTAGTATAGGATAAAATAATTATACTCATTGTCTCTCTAGAACTGTCAGTCCATTATTATTTGTAAATACTTCTTTTATTTTCCAATTCTTACCTTCTTTAGTAGTATTTAAAAAATCGCTAATAGCTTGCTTAAGACCTTTTGCCTTTGTTCTAATTACCTTTTCACTCATTTTGACTGGTATTTGAGGTGCATAGAGTGGCTCATCTACTTCACCGTACGTTTCAGTATCATGTAGAATAATATATTTCTTAACATTTTTTGCATGGAGACCTAACTCATTATAGAGTTGAAAGTATCTATGTAAAGTATCAATAAAAAGTAAATCAGTCTCTTCAATATTCACTTGTAAGGTATCACTCTGTACAAATGAATAGTTTTCTTCATTTAATTCTTTAATAAAATCAGATTTAAATAAATCATAGCTAATCATTTTTTTAGGCTTACTGTGAATAAGGGCTACAGTACTGTCGCCAAATCTTGATCCAAATTCTGTAATATGATTACTTTTAACCCCGTAATTAAATAACGTTTCTAAGTGCTCATTGATATCAGACGTGTTATTTTTTCTTTTTATAAACTCCTTTTCAATATTCATTGTATAATTTCAGCTAATTTTATTTCCTGTAAATAATCTTCTAAATAAATTGAATCTTCAGGTATATATTCATTTTGGAGAAGTAGTGGGATTTCTTCAGGCGATTCAAAAGTCATTCCTCTGTCGATAAGTTCTGGATAATACTTTAAAAAATCATTATTTCTTAAAATTTGTTGGATTGGGCGGCAGCCTAGTTCTAATGCTTCATAATGCCTTACATTTACAAACTTACCGGTACCAAAAGGATTTAAAACATATTTAGACTCATTAAGCATAGATATATATTGAGAGAAAGGTAACTTATAATCGCTTTTTATTACTTCTACCGGTATATCAAGACCCATATTACTTACATGCTCTAATAACTTACCCCGACTTGCGTACTGCTCATCGTAAATATTACCTATAAATATTATTTTATCTTTCTTATCTTCAAACGGAATAGGATCCACCCCTAAATCGGTCTGTCTAGAGAGATATTGCTTTGTTGTTAAGGCTTTATTTAGCCTTACACCATCTGTAGTATCCGCTACTAGCTGGTAGCAATTCTTTATACTATCTACCGTTCGTTGTATATCTAAATTCCACGGAAAGAATGGACTGTTAATAAGTTCGTAATTAAAAATAACTGTTCTTATATTTTGTTCATTTAAATACTGTAAAAAATTATTTTGACCAAATACAGAATGCTGGTGATGATCATTAAGAATAAATAAACACTCAATATCATTATTTTGTAAGTCCAGTAAATTATGGACTTGAAAATAATTGTTAGAATCACCTAAAACTGTTTTAACTGCCATTTCAACATTTTCATAAAAATGAAAACATTTTAAATCAGCTTGCTCCATATGCTCGTATAAAAATCCTATATTCATTTTTTCCAATTGTTTATTAAAGGTTCATTGTTCCATAATTGACCACTCACGAAATGCCGTAATATAACCTTATCAGCATTATCCAGTTTATTAATATTATAATCGCAATTACTTTCTCCCGGCCATTCAGTTACATTATACGACGTATCTTTAACCTCTATATTGCGATGTAATTCTTCTATTGTATATAACGGAAGTTGTTGAGTATCTGTATTCCATCCAAAATTATCTATATCGAAATAAGACACATCACTATGCATAGTAATACCCGCTAAAGAATACCAGCTAGCTTGTTCACTAAACATTTCCCAAAAAGATGATCCGCTATTAGGGTGGTTGATATGTTTTAATTTATCATATCTTTCATCTGAAACTACATTTCTTATAAGTTGCTCACTCCAGTTGTTTATGGTGAGACTATGCCATCCCATACAATGCGTGTTACCTGAATCGATAGCATAAGAGAATGATTTATTTGTACTTAAATCCTTATCTATATCTACCATGTACATGTCTGCATCTAAGGAAAGAATTTTATCGCCTTCTTTTATAAAGTTATTATCCAACCAATCCTCATATATTAAAAAGTTAGTCCAACTTGGATTAGATCTCCTATCGCGTATAGATTGCTTTATTTGCTCTCTTTCAGTAATCTCAATATATTCAAAGCCATGCTTATTAGCATATTCTTTATTACGGGGAGATAAATGCTTGTTAAAAACCGATTGTATGTGATCCGGATACAACGCTACAACTAATAAAATCTTTTTCATCACTTTTTAATATATAGCGCATCTCCCCAAACAGGATTATCTCTATCCCATACCTCTTCTACTCTTTCAAGATTATACTTAGATAAGAAATAATCTAGATCTTCTATATATGCACAATTTTTATATAGTTCATCTCTATTAACCTCTGTCATTACATAATCAATATTGTTAAGAGTTTTAGAAGCGCCAAGTAATACATTTAGCTCACTACCCTGTACATCCATATTAATAAAATTAAAAATGGGTGATGTTTGGTATTTATCAAGCGGGTCAACTTTAACTTTTAGCTTTTCTTCAAATACTATACCTGGGTATATATGTGTATGTTTGTATGGTTCAAGTAGTGAGTTAGACTGACCGTTATTACCACTCTCGCGATGTAAATTTGCCTCACAAGAGAACGGGCCTAGAGCTCTATTTATGCATATAGCTCTTTTATCTGTTGAGACCTTAGATTTAAGCTTTTTAAAATTATCAGGATCCGGCTCGTAAAAAACCATATGTTTTATACTATCAATATTTTTATACTCATCATATTCTGTACCTACATGTCCTCCAATATGTATAACGCCTGTTATATTCATGCCATACTTCTTAATAGCACTATGTAGGTCGATCATCATATTAATTACTTACCTCTTAGAAGGTTTTATTCCAGCTCTCATCCCATAAATGTATGCAATACGTTTCCGAGCTAATATATTGCATAGGATCAGTACCCTTCACTCTTAACCGTGGAAAACACGGGTATGGATAAAAATATGAATTAGGAAAAACAACAGTTTTACTGCTTAAATTTTTTAAAGCCGCCCTTGTAGTATGATAAGGACCTGTAGTATCAATTATTGCCATACCATCGTTCCAAGATATCTCCTTCTCGTAAGTTAGCATACTTGTTATAGTATCTCCTGCTGGTATAGTACCTATTATACTATTTGACATGGAAGGCCAATTGTCAAAACATACTCCACAAAAAAAGTCTAAATCTAATAAATCGTCAAAAAGCTTTACTATAATATAATCAGTATCAAGATAGACTCCACCATACTTATGTAGGATAATGTTTCTAAGTATATCAGATTTTTGGCCCAAGTTTGGCGTACTATTAAAAAGCTCTTTATTTTTAAAGTCTCCTAACTCCAAAACATCACTATCTCTCCACAGTCTATAACTCCAACCGTTTTCGTTACAAACTGCTTGTATATCGCGGCATGCATTTTTTTGTTTATCCGGTAAATCTCCACCAAGCCATATTTGATGTATTATTTTAGGTATTACAGAATCACGCGGTTCGCTATTTATATAGCTATTATATACCTCTTTTATTCTATTCCAATCCTCTACTTGCGTCGGCCCATTTAGATATTCAGTGGAATAAATCATACCTAAGTCAAACTTATCACTTTTCATAACTTTTAAGTGTTTTCAGAATTTGCTTTGACATACCTTCAAGAGTAAAGTACTTATTGTAAATTGTTTTACCTCGCTCCAACATTCTAACTTGTGTATCTTGTGATATACTTAATAACTTATCTTTAAGTGTTGGTATTTCACTAGCCTCAACTAAAACACAAAACGACTTATAATCTATTTCATCCTTAAAAGGTAACCACTCTTTATCATAAACTATAACCGGTATAGAATTTAATTGTAAAATTTCATAAAATCTAAAGCTCTGTGCACCATACCCTCTAGGGCATAGTGAAAATTTAGATCTGGTTGTGACGTCTATAAAAAACTCTAATTGATTTTGTGGTATAGTATCTGTCCACGGCTTCATGTGCAATTCGAAATCTTTATCAGAATTATACATTTGCTTTATGTTATCCCGTATTGGATGTGTATTTGACCCTACAAAAGAACAAAATATATCTTTTTTGACTTTTTTATCAAAAGCTATTGGTAGTTTTGAGCAAATTAACGGTAAAGGTATCCCGCTACCATTTCCACCACCTTCGAAAGAAATAGTACCAGCTGGTAATGTCTCAGCTACTGCATCGTCGTGTTGTGATACTGTAAAATACTTAGTGTCAGGTAACGCATCTAGATAAGGTTGGATAAGACGTCTACGATTAACACCTTTTGTCTCCATTATATAAACATTAGTCCAAAAGATTGGTATAAGTGTATAGCCAATACTATCAAACTCTTCTTTATTATCTAAATAAAAATTATAGAAATACTCTTCCATATAATACCCGCTATGGTATGGAGGGTAGGTGGGATGATCTAGAGGTATTCTAAGATTTTTAAAGTTAATTTCCATCTTGCTATATTATATACTTTTGTGTTATTTTATCAATATTAAAATATAGGTCGATATCATCTTTACCTGGATCCATCGGCCACCAATCTACACCGGTTTTAAATGGAAATATTATTTTTTTATGATTACCTAAAAAAGCCGCCCACCACGAAAAACTAGATTGTGAAATAGCTATATTTTCACTATACATTAGTGTCTTAAAATCATCCATAGCTCTGGAATCACTATGAACTGTAAAGGTGTCAACCACACCTTCAGTACTTAAAGTACAGCCATCTTCTTTTATAAGTTTTCGTACAGTCTCACTTTTTGAATTATCAGTTACTATAATAACTTCTTTAAAATTACTATCACTAATTAATTTTTTATAGTAATCATAACCTAAGAATGCATTTATTGTAATATAATCCGTCTCTCTAATGTGTAATACAAGCTTATCTTTATTAACTATTGTATCTTTTACATTGAAAAGATTTTTTAATTCCTCTCTATAATCTATATAGAATCTACTTTTTTGTACCCACGAATCAACTATAATATCACCTTCATGGTTGACAAGCATATCGATATCTGCATACTGGTCTCCGTATCTCCTGGTATTTAAATGATTATTTAAACTACCTACATTTGCCAAATTACTAGGGATCCTAAAGTTAGGTAAGCTATCGTGATAAAAACTACAATTTTTTAGTTTACTAAGAATATAACCAAAGGCGTATTGAAATATTCTATTACCCATTCTACCTGCCGGATCATACTGTACGATTACTTTCATATTATTATTTTAAAGAATTAGAAATATATTCAGCAAAACCTGCAGGGTTAATATACTTTTTATATATAGAGCGGCTATATCTTTGAACTTCAGCATATTTGTTATCATCCATATTTTTCCACCATTGCTTTATATCACTAACAATATTTTCCGGTGTAGTGATAATGAATCTATTCCAATTTATTACATCATTACATGGAAGTGCGATATCTGTATCTAGAATAATTGGTACTTTACCGCAAGAAAGTGTTTCATATAATCTAAAGGAAAAATTACCTGCGCCGCGGCAGCATAATACTAGATCACTACTTTTCATATTAGATTTATACTCTTCGCGAAGATTTTCACCATGTGGATTACCACCCCAAAACGCACTTCTTATAATAAAGCTAGTTTCTATATCACTACTTCCCTTTAATCTCTCAATACAACTATACCTTACGGGGTGTGTAATGGCACCACAAAAACTAACAATCGGCTTTTTAGAGTGTGTCCGTATTTTCGATACGCCAAAATCTTTACTCCAAGCTGGCATAGGTATCTCATTTGTTTTCTGTTTTGTTTTGTTGATAGAGGTTCTATAAACTAATAAATTTGCGGGTAGTGTATCGCTTATAGATACGTCGTTATCGTCATTAAAAAAGGTAATTACTGGTTTTTTAAAATCTCTATACTTTTTTAAAAATGGTAATATTTTTTTATTTAGTTTATCATGATAAACTATACAGTCTGCGTTTTCAATACTACAATATTCTACTACGGAATTAATATACGGTAACCATTTATTGTTTTTAAAATCATTATTCTGGCTTATAACTTTATTACTAAAAAGAGGTAAAAATAAAAATTTTTCAGATATAAAATTACTTAAGCATATATTTTCCTTATCATACCAAACTTTCATAATTAGTTTTAATTAAGTTAATTAGTTTAGTTTTACCCTCTACACCTACTACATAATTAGCATGGTGCATTTTTATACTCTTAGGTGGTATAATATTAGTACTATTGTCCCATACATGTGTACCATCCGGATTGTCATAAAAATTACCAATAGTATAATACTTATTCTTATCTAGAAGTTTATAGTTAACATCGTCTTTGTAGTGGTTTAATGCTACCTGATCATTAACTAACTGTCTAAATGTTTTATAAATTTTAGTAAAGAGCTCTAAATTCTTATTATTACCTTTAGCGATGAAAAACCCTGCGCATAAGGATCCACAATCCTCTTGACAAGCTATATCATAACCCTTTACACTTTCTAACAAATCATCAACAAACCTATTATAAAAGACAATATCTACATCTGAAAAAATAAAATATTCATCTTTATTTTCTTCTATTGCTTTTAATATAACTTCAAGTTTATATTTCATGGACTCGAGCCAACCAGCCTCCATAAATGATCCTGAAGACGTAGTCTGCTTATGACAAGCAGACCTTATAGCTAGTTCATCTTTAGTATATAGCTCCCGTAAAGACTTTTTGAAATAATTTTCATATAAGTCCTTATGTGATTCACTATAATGGGTATATACTTTCATATATTAAATTTTTCTTTTAAGAGATCTATTTCTTTTCTAATTACCGGTCCTAATACTCTTTCAAATAACTCATTATCATCCCATATACCTTCCCGGGTTTCTTCCAAAGCTTCAGCCGTCTTATCTAACGTTCCACCTTCAGAGAAATGTATATGCTTTATCATAATATCATGATAATATATCTTTCTATCAATAGAATTAAAAAGTGTATCAAGAAACGTATCTTGAAAAATTTCCTTTATCTCAGTCTGTACATACCTACCAACAGTATTAATATAATCTTTATGAACAAAAGAATTTACAGCTAAAGGAGGTACATTGACATACTTATTACCCGGACCTCTCATACCATCATTACAATGTACAAGGTAAATATTATCTTGCTTCGAGTTAAATGTTTCGATTATTTTTTCATCCCAATCTGTAGTCTGAAAAATCATATCATCACCAACCATAGCTACCAGGTCGCCGGTACAGTCTGCGGCCATTTGATTCCATATACCTGATAGTCCTTCTGCTTTGAATAGACCTTCAGATAGCTCAATATACTTTATAAAATTTAAATTATTTGCTATACGTTTATACGATTCCTTTTTAGGGTCGTCTGTATCCACTCCTAATACTAACTCTACATTGTTAATATTTTTACAAGTAGTAAAAACACTACTTGTAAACGTTAAAAACTTATTTAACCTTTCTCGACTAGGGCATAAAAGAGATATTTTCATACTGTATTTTTAATTTTTTTGAGAGTAAGTATAATATCTGCAACGGGTGTATCACTTACACTAACCGGGCTAATACCATGCTTATTAACAAAATGTCTAGCTGATTTTTGTATATTACTCTGCCAATCACTTCGTGGTCTAATTGCAGAGTTATCCTCAGAACAGGCCTGCTCTTCAACGTAGTCTAAACTATCAGCAAGATCCGACCACCACCAATACGGAGTGCTATACCCTTTTTTAGCTAACATATATGAATGATCTACATGCTCAAAAGCATTAGTATAGTTTTCATCATGCAGGCCTACCTCTTTTAATGATTCCTTTGTATAAAAAGTTACAGCACCAACGCAATGCTGATTAAGAGCAATACGGACTTCATCAAATGGTCCATAGTCAACTACCAATCTAGGTACTGGTTTACCGCCACTAATACCAGCTTTATTGGCAGGTCCGTGATAACCAAACATGAAGTGCTGTATACCGGTTATTTGTGATGCTCTAATATAAGCTTTAAATATATCCTTTTTGAATCGCATATCATCTTCAACTAAAATAATATACTCACAGCCCTTATCTAGTAGATGTTGCATAGCTATATTTTTAGCCTTACCCACACCTACACCACCACCTGTTTCAATATACTCCCCTTTTGTACATTCTATACCTTTACCGTCATTAACAGTAACGATCTCATTATACCAATCATCATGTATCGAGTCCATACAAACTCGATACATGTCTTCACGGTTGCAGGTTATAATTGCTACCCCTATCATCATCTTTTATTCCAAATTTTGCAAACAGTTCTTTCTCTTTTGTTTCTTTATCTAGAGCAAATTGTTGTTGTTTAACAAGCGCTTCTAACTCATCTAGATTATCCGGGTTGAGAATAGAGTGCTCATCACCATACATTCCACCTTCAGGAGTAATATATTCTGCAATTAAATCGACACGAGCTTGCGCATCGTTTGGTAATAATATAACCGCAGGTGAATCATCCTTTGGATAAAAAATATCTGCTTGTGGGTTTTGCATATACTGCTGATATAAAGAATCGAAAATATTATCCACTTCTTTAATATATTGAAGATCAGCATCTCTTGAACCATTATTTTCTACCCCTTGTTTTTCATCAAACTTACATACAAAAATTATATCTAAATGCCTTAATGATTCTTTACAGAGATTAATTTGCTGTGTAACAAACTCTCTAGTAAAGTCCTCTTTACCTTTATCATTACTCCATAATGTATAAGCTAAAGAATCTAAAGGACATCTATCATATACCACGTTAGGCTCCTTACTATTTTCGAGTAGTTGATCAACCATAAAGTTCATAACTTCACTTTGTGTTTCGGTTGTCGTAGAAGATGAATGATCAAGTTCCTTCTCGATAAGCATATCCCTATAAGTTTTTTCCGGTGTAATAAAATTACTCCACGTATAGAGAAAACTCTTCAACAGAGTCGTTTTACCTGAATTAGCAGTACCACTAAAAGCTATTCTCATAATTTTATTTACTAGTTTTCAAAAATTTGCAAGGAAGGAATGCCACTCCTCTCTGTATATTTCGAATTTATAACCATCAGCTGGTTTAAAGGGTTTATATCTCATTTTAAGATTAGTCTCGGAAAGTAGTTTATTACTTTTCTTTGAATTCAATAATTTATCACATGTTACTAAATTATCCCATGTATCTTTTCCACCTCTACTTCTCGGATAAACATGGTCAACACTTAGTTCAGACTTTTGTAATTTTTTTCCAGTATACACACAAGTATATTTGTCTCTTTCCCATATGTTTTTCTTTGTTGGAAACTTTGCTTTTTTGTGCATTATACCTTTATAAGAGGAACATAAAACTACAGTAGGAAGCCGTACAGGACCGTTAACAGTATGAATAAAATTATCATAAGGTCTAATTGGAAGATCCATCCATACATCGATAGACTTGATAATATTCCAAAAGTTGATATTTTCAAAGTTAGTAGACCCATCCTCATTTACTTCGTAATGTATATCTAATGGTAGTTGAGAGCCTGTCGCTATATTTGTAAACACACGCTTATAATCATCGACGTTAATAGGATAGTAATATTTATTGAGAATAAGAGTATAGTCTTTCATCTATAAACATGAGCCTCTCTCTCACCAAAGCAAAAGAGAGGCTCGGTATGTTAATAACAAGTATGTTATCTCAAGCCAGTAGACTCAAATACATCACGCGCAACTCCTGCTGTAAATCCACCAGGTACACCCTTTACGATTACCGATACAGCATTATGACTGTGTAGTGATTCGTTATGAGATGCAACCACTTTAAAGTCAGTAATGCGCTTATCATTTGAAAGATTTTGATAAAGAAGCCGAACTGCATCTTCTACAAATTTTAGGTATGATCCGTTCATCTCTGCAAAAGCTTGCTCATCTTCTCTTTTAACCATTACCTGAGTTTCTGTCCGTAATGCAGCTAAGCATAACTCTTGAAGATCTTCTATCCAAAGCATATCGTCGAACTTAACACTAACACGCGCAACAGATCGTTGCGAATGAGGTACAGTTGCACGATTACGGTACTTTTCAGCGTGTTCACTAAGCTCAAAAGAACAAGGACAAGCAGAAGAATATACAAAATCAAAGTGAATATACTTCTTAAATTCACCGTCTTTAGTTAAGTCACCCTCAAATACAACATCATAGTACTGATAACCTTCTAAACCACTACGTAAACTTTCTTGTTTAATAGGATAAGAGATTTTAAGCATAATACGTGAATCGAAGCATTCTAAATTATTTTTATAAGACTCTAATACTTCCTTAATTTTACTAATAGAAAATACTTCATCTTTATGATCATAAAAAGACCGCATTACACGGGACATATTAATACCCTTTTTATGAGCTTCTAAACTAACACTACCAGTTACAGAAGTTTCTAAAGTAATTGTATCACCACTTCTCTTTTTATAGGTTAACGGTAATCTAAAGTTATGAATACCTACTTGCTGAATAGGTACAGCTGAACCTTGAATTAAGCTTGACGGTCCATTTTGGAGATCGGGTAGTGAGGATATATATTTCTTATCTGCTTTTACGGTATTATCATACACTCGTAAAGGGGGAACATATCCACTAGCAGATTCACTGCCCATAATCTCTCTAGCAATTTGATCTTTCTCACCGGAAAGCTCATCATCTCCAAGCCATTCGTAGCTATTATTGTTATCTGACATACAACTATATTATAAAATTAATGTAAAGGTTATCAACTATTTATTTGTTAAACCTTAAGAGCCATATCCCAAACTAATAAATGCAATCGTGGTGAAAAATTAACATGCATAGATTTAGCATACTCAACCACCGCTTCTGCATTCTCAATATGCTCTTTACGGGATCCAGCCACTGGCATAAACCATATACGATCACGACTAACATTAATACCGTAATCGTCTTGAACATATTTTCGCCATATCTCTTCAATATCTGCAGCTGGATCACTAATAACAAATTTAAACCCTGAGCCAATCTCACTATGATACTTTAATACTTCAGGCTTATAAGTCTTCTCTTCAGGATCACCGTTTGTAGTTAACTTAGGTGAGGTAGTAAATGTAGCACCAAACTCATTCTTCCAACGTTCATTAGGCATAAGAGTAGCATTAGTCTCAAAGTCAATTTTAGGAGTAAACCCATATCGATAAATAAACTCATCGACTAGTTTAAGTAGTTGTTTCTGTTGAATAAGAGGTTCACCACCAGTTAGTTTCCAGATTGTACCTTTCTCAAGCTTTTCAATCCAGTTATTATCTTCCATCATAAGAAAGATCTCTCTAAATGTCATCTTATTCTTTACAGACCAAGATATAAAAGAATCACATCCATGAGGAGAGTCCTCACTAGCAAAACCGATACAAGTTAAATTACACATTGCCATTCTCATAAACAGCGAGCGCTTTCCGACATATTCACCTTCCCCTTCTATAGTATAGAAAATCTTATCGTCTGATAAGATCAAAGTCTCTTTATCTAAGTCCATATACCTATTATAGTATAGCATTTCCAGATTACAATATAAATATTTTAGAATGAGTCGAAAAGCTGCTCGAAAACCTGTCGAGATATTAGAAGAAGAGTTTAGTACCAATTGGTTACTTAATTTTAAAATAAAGAGACCTTTTTATTTTAATCCTAAACATAAGGAATTTTATGAAAGTATTATTGATAATAATACTAAAATATCATTTGTTGATGGTCCGGCTGGTACAGCCAAAACATACATAGCCGTATATGCTGCATTAGAGCTACTTAAAGAGGGTGCGATAGAAAAAATTATCTATATTAGATCTGTAGTAGAATCAGCAGAAAGAAGTCTTGGATCGTTACCTGGCGAAGTTGATGATAAGTTTTCACCATATGCTATGCCTTTATTGGAAAAGGTAAGAGAGATTGCTGGGGAAGGTGCATGCTCTATGCTTAAACAAAAAGGATTGATAGACGCTATACCAGTTAACTTCGTTAGAGGTCTAACATTTAACAACAGTGTTATAATTGTAGATGAATCGCAGAATTTATCTCAAGGAGAACTTACAACAATCTTAACTAGATTTGGTCGTGATACAAAATATATTGTAGCTGGTGATTGTAAGCAATCAGATGTACGTAAGACTGGATTTGAAGATACTTTTAAAAAATTCAATACTGAAGAATGTGAAAGTAATGGTATATATGCATACAAGTTCGGTATAAGAGAAATTGTACGTAGTAAGATCTTACGCTTTATATGTAATGTACTAGATAGTTAGCCCCACGAAGTACCTGCAAACGGATTACCCATACTGTTAGACTTAGTACCAGGTCCCACTTTAGCTGGATTAGCTACATTACCGGTAGTTGTGGTTGTAGTATCACTTTGCTCCGGTACCTCTTCAAACTTAACATCTATAGAATTAGTAGCACCTGTTACAAACTCTTGAACTGTAACTTCTTTCTTATCATTTCTATAACATGTTGCAAAATTACTATCATGCTCGTTAATTTGTACGCTTTGTACTCTTACTCTTCCGTTTGTAAGTTCGTCAACAAAGGTATCAGCAGTCTTCAACACAAACTCAGCAAATCGCTCACATCCAACACCGCCATCTAAAACAACCACTTCAGCAACACCAACAGCATCAAGTTGTTTAAATAAGTCAAGTTGAGGATCATCTCCTGCAACAACTAGTTTATGATCAAAAGTATGTTCTAAAGTTTTTTTGAGATCCTTTAAACCACCAAAATCCATTACCCAGTTACGTTCATCTAGATTATCGCATTCAAAAGTAATATCTGCCGTTAAATTATAACCGTGAACAAATTGACAGTGACTGTGAGTTGATCTCCATTGCCTAAAAGCTGAAGATCCTAAATTAATTTTTTTATTACTGGTGAATCTCATACTATTATTATGATATACTCTACGATAAAATCAAATTTTAAATTGAATTATTTTGACTAACTTACGCGTAATAATTATTTGCAAAATTTGGTTTAAGTTCAATTTTACCTTTTTTTGTATCTAGAGCTGATAGACTTTTTAACGCATCTTCCGGATCGACGTAATAATTACCTAATCCTGATATGTGATACGTCGACATACCCCACCTATACAGCATTGATATATCTGAATATTCATATATCGAACCACCACATTCAAATGTAAGCCAAACGTCTTCAGCGATTCCCGGATCCGTCCATTCTAGTTTTGATATAAAATCCTTTGTATAAATGTTACCGTTGTTTATATTACTTGATATACAATTAAAAATATTATTTACAAAATAATAATGATTCTTAGACCGGTATATATCATACCCAGGATTTTCCTTTATAGCATTCTTTGCGTCTCTTAAACAATGCTCTGAAAGTAGATCATCATCATCCAATCTAAACATATACTCGTTCGTAGCTAAGAAAAACCCTAACTGTAACTTACTTATTATTGAAGTATATCTTTTAGCTAGATTATATATTTTTATCCTACTATCTTCACATGTATACTTAACATCAACATCATCGTTAATTATTACCATCTCACAGTCCGCTTGATCTTGTTGCAAGAACGATTCTATTGCCTCTTCTAACAGATGACCTCTTTTATATGTTAATGTAACTACAGATATCATTAATTAAATCTATTAATGGTAGTTAGTTCTATCTTATTCATACCTGCAGTTCAAGTATAAACAACAAACGATGAAATTCAACTGAAATATATTAAATATAGAGCATTAGATTTAGAAATATAGGTTTCTCTTATCGTCCTACTAACCACTTATTCATTCTAGAACCGGAATGCAAGTGTTTCAGCAAACTTTTTTGACTTTCTTTTAAAATACCATCTTCCTTGAGTTTAACAGCGAGAGATTGTAGCTCTTTATTGGAAAAAAAGTTAGGATCTTTTGGGGATAGGTTATTTTTCCTTAGGTATTCATCAGGTCTTTTTGCTACCTTATCTTTACCGGATTTTTTTGCCAAATCCTTAAAAAATTCTTTAACACCTACATAACCGTGTGATATACCCTCATCACCTAAAGTAGCCCTATATTCTTTAGATTTTTGTTTAAAGTTTGATATAGTAACTAAGTCAGGGTCTGGTTTTGGTTCTGGTTTCGGAGGACTTGGAGATGGTACCGCGGCACCATCTTTACCATCTTTACCATCTTTACCGTCACGTCCAGGTGTAGGAGTTGGAGCTGGTGTAGGAGCTGGTGTAGGAGCTGGAGCTGGTGTAGGAGCTGGAGCTGGTGTAGGCTCAGGCTCTGGTTTTGAGTTATCTTTGTTTTTAGGTACTTTACCAGCTGGATTTCTAGTCCGTGGTCCACGTACAGTCTCAATTCCCTGCTTTTTAACCTTAACAACAAACGGTGAAGGTGTCGGAACCTCGTTAGCCGACCCGTCATCATTGTATACTATCTCACTTACTTTTACTACTTTTGTATCATCCGATACACCGGGGTTAATACTTTTTACTATATAGCTCTGATCCTTAAAATAATCCTCTATTCTTTCCTCTGGTGTCATAGTTGCAGATCGTACTGCTTGATCTGTATCTTTAAATGCTTTACCGGCTTGCTGGGCCAACCCATATGCTGTAGGTGATGCTGCCTTAGCAACTCCTTTAAGTGCTTTGCCGGCTACAACAGCAGCTCCTTTACCAACATTTTTTAAAAAGCTACCTATACCTTCATTAGTTAATTCTTTTTGAGATAACTTTCTCATGTTGATATTTATTCGTTTTTACCTCTTATACTGCTATGTTTTATAAAAAATGGAACTATCATATAATTAGTTATGAATATCTTTGTAACTGATGATGATCCCGCTTACTCTACTTTTAATCTTTGCGATCAGCACGTAAGATCGAAGATGCAAATAGAAGGGGCTATTATGCTAGCCCATGCATTCCCACAAGAGTTGTTAGATCACCCATCTACACCTAGAACATCAACCGGTAAACCTCGAAGAAGAGGTAAGGGCTATTTTAATCATCAATGTTCTATATGGGCTAGAGAAACTAAAGATAATTTTAAGTGGTTAGTTGATCATACGTTAGAGATGTTTACAGAACGTATGTATAGGTGGCCGGATTCAAAAGAACATTTTACAAAAACGTTTATTGAATGGTGTAGTAAAAATATCCATAATACTATTACCAGTAAAACCGGATTAACTGATTATGCTATAGCTATTAATACTGATTGTGATTGTAGAAAAGTTAAAGGTTTTGACGATCTTTCAACTATTGAAAAATATAGAGAGTATATTAGGTGTGATAAACCTTTCGCTACTTGGACAGAGCGATATATACCGGATTGGTATTAATACTTTACATCTAAATCCTCGTCGGCTATATTTTCCTTACTGACATCAATTAACGCGTCGAGCTTATTTTCAATAAAATCTTTACCTACAAGTATTTTATATAAGTTACTCGACCTGTTACCTATAGAGAAAGGAATATCTTTAAATTCCTTATTACCTATTTTAAAATCGAAATTAACTACAGGTCTATGCTCAGAATTACCAGCACCTACATTAATGGTTATCTCACCCTTCTTATCCTTAAGTAAGGTCTTCCCGTTAACAGTCCTAAAGAATACTTTATTACCCTGTTCTTGAATGTCTTCACCATGTAGTACATTATATGCACCGTTACCTGAGTCTAACTTAGCAGGTGTTTTTCCTACACCATCTATATCAAAGAACTCAATTAAACCGAGCACTGATTTTTCTTGTATATATTGGAGGAAGCTTTTCATTTTATTATTGTATACTATACCATATATTAATGCTCAGGGCTGTCCTCGCATCCTACGTTGAACATCCCTGGGTCTTGATCCTTATTATGATCATAATCTAACCAATGGTATACGGAAGAAAGATAATCAGCTGCTTTGGTAATTTTCGATGCAGTCCAGCCTTCTAGACCATCTAAATTATCCATCATAGCTGAAAGCTGGGTAGCATAATCAGCAGCTTTTTTAAGTTCTGCTTTTGCCATGTGAATTTCGGAATTATCGTGATCCTCACCATCATGATCGTGACTATCGCAGTTACATTCATTACCGCTACAACCACACCCACTAGGTTGTTGTTGTGGTTCTAAACCAGTTACAGCTATAATAGGAGCTCCACCAGCCATTTCGTTTACAGATTCGTAAGCTTCTTGTAAGCTAGCTCTATCACTTCTCTCACTCATATGTATATTTATGCTTGAAGTATTGACTTTATGGTATCTTTATCTGTCTCGTTGAGTACATCAGGAAAGTAGTTCTCTATTGCTACATCGATATCATCTTTGATAGCATTTCTTACATTCTCACCCTTTATATCTTCTTTAGATTCAATTTCTTTTAAACTAACGTGTGGGTACTTCTCTTTATTTTTAGTGAATGACTCATACCGCTTCATATCACCATCTGTAAAAGTACCATCTTTAAGCTTACGAGGACCACCAGCGCCTACAATAATATCAACATTATCATTTTCTAAAGCAAAATCATAAGTATCCTTTACCGGTGAAATAGGGGATAGGTAAATTTCTGTAGGCTTACTAAGATAATTTTTATATGTATCCCAGATAGCTTTAGACTTAGATGCATCAATACCATCGCGCTCCCCTTTACCTATATATACAATACCACTATCTGCATCGTTAAGTAAATCTTGCATGGCGAGAAAATGTCCACGAGTAGGCGGCTTAAATCCACCGGGTAAAATAGCTACCCTCTTCCTATCCCTTTGGTGCTCGCCATCTTCGTAATATTCTCTAAACGTCTTCATTACGGTAAAAGTAGAATTTTAGCAAACATACCAGATACAGTTATAATACCTGCTACAGTAGCCCATATAATCTTATCGTGTCTGTTAGTTTTATCTACCACAACCTTTAAATCCTCTGCGACAGGATTTATTCTGTTATGAATATCCTTACACTCACTAATAATAGTCTGATTTAGACGTCTTATATCTTCTCTTAGTTCTGCTACTTGATCTTTACTCATTATTTTGCTCCTGGTTTCCCAGCGTTAAAGTTTGCTCTACTAAATTCAAGTCTATCGACTAATTTTATTGCATTACCATCCTTACTTACCGCGACATAACCTTCTGGGTTAGTCACCTTAAGCGTTCCGTCTTCTGCATCTAAAAAGTGTTTAGTGTTATATACCGCGTTATTATATTTGTTAATAAAAATTTGCTTTGCTTGTGAAAGTAGCTTACTCACCTTAAAAAGATTAACGATGTCTTCTTTATCATTACGTATTTCTGCTAATTTCTTCTTAAAACTCTCCTCTACTTTAAGTTTACCAGCTTTAGATTTACGTTTATCAATCTCTTTACTCATTCTAGTATTAAACCAGTCAGTAAATCCATTATACGACATTTCTGCATCCTCTAAAAACTTACCTTGTTGAATCTCCGAGTTAGCGTAAATGTTAAGAAGGTC